ATTGCCCGCCACTCGGCCGCCGTCCGCCGCGCCCGGCCGTCCGACAATACGCGCATCGACGCACCCCCCAAAATGAGAATGCGCCGTCTCTACCGCGCCGAGTCACCTACGGGAAGAACGCCGGGAAATGACCGGTTACGCGCCAAGCGTCACGGTGCGCGTCAGATAGGGCGTCCCGGACGAGTCCTTGTAGAGGCGGAGCGTGAGCGTTGCCGAGCCTTCGCTGCGCGCGATCACGTCGATGTACCCAAGGCGCGCCATCTTCTGCGCATTGCGGTAGGGGTTGATGCGCTGCGAGCGTGCGCGCAGCGTGATCCCGGCGCCGGCATCCGAGCTGCCGCGGAAGAGCGCGTAGACGCAGCCGTCGCGGCCGCCGCCGATCATGAGCGGATAGCCCGCGACGGCTCCGGGGTCATCCCACGGCACGCTCCAGTCGTCGAAGGTCGCGTACAGCGAGTCCATCTCGTCCCACGTGAGAGAGGATGTCTGCTTGTAGGATCCGAGCACGTGGAACGGCAGGTCGTAGACGCTGAACGCGCCGTCGTCGTACTGGTACGCGAGGACGTGCGCGGGGAAGGGCTCGCCTGCGTCCGCGAAGGTCGACCAGACCTGCCGCACGTCCTGCGCGGCGGCGGCGTAGCTCATGTGGAGCTTCTGGCTGTTCCAGGAAAGAACGATGTCGGGCACCTCGTCGCCCGTTCGCCGCACGCTCTGCCCGTCGGTCACCACGGGCGCTGTCTTTCCCATGGTGAGCACGGTGTCGGGAAGGCTCACCGTCGAGCGCGTGGCGAAGGATCCCTCCATCTCGGCGATCTTCTGCCAGACGAAGGCCTGCCGGAAGTCCTCGGTCCCGACCAGCGCCCACGTCGAGCGCTCGAAGAAGACGATGAGCGTGTTGCGCAGGAAGCCGGCCGACACGATGCGGTCGCTCGTCGGAGCGTCGGCGAAATCCGTCGCCAGCAGCGAGTCCGACTGCGAGAAGTCGGGCGCGACCTTCGACCAGCGCGCACGCTGGCTCATCGTTGCGCCGCCCTCGACCGTGCGGAGCAGCACGAGCCGCGAGCGGTACATGAAGGCCAGGAGCGCGGAATCGAGCCGGCGCGTGTAGCCCGCGTCGCCCGGGTTCTTCACCGGGCTGCTCACCCAGTCGCTGGCCAGCTCGGCGACGAGATCCGTGTCGGCATCGTAGTAGCAGCACGTGTCGATCCCGTTCACGAGGACGAGCTTCGAGACGTAGGAGGCACTGTGGAAGAAGCTCGCCGTCGTGCAGCCCGTCCACCGATCGGCGGCCGGGTACTCGAGGTCGACGAAGCGCCCCTCGGCGAGGCTCCACTTGAACAGGCGCCGCCGGTCGATGGCGAGCAGGACCTCGTTGCCGGGGGCCGGGATGAAGTTCTCGAGCAGCATCGGCGCGTTCTGGTCGGCCTCGGCCGGGCTTGCGCTATAGGCGCCGCCGTTGGTCGAGAGCCTGCGAAACTCGTACGTGACGGTGAGGTCGTTCGCGGCGGGAGCCGCGAGCGTGAAGCCGTAGGCCCCGCTCTCGTAGTTGATGAGGCCCACCCACGTGACACCCTGCCGAAGCTCGCCGCCGGTGTAGACCGGGGGCGAGCCCGACGGATTCGCATCGACAACCGTCTGCCCGCCGCCGTCGTCGAAGGTCACCTTGTACGTTCCGCGCACCGGCAGCACGGGAAAGCGGTCGAGGGTGCCCGTGATCGTCGTCATCCCGGCCGTGCCGGCGAGCACCTGCGAGCGCTTCGTCCCGAGCGACCCCAGCCACTCGTAGCCCGGGCGCTTTCGCAGCCGCCCGCGGAATACGAAGCCGTTTCGCAGCTCGCGCCAGGCCTTCTCCGGGCTGATCCATGCCTCCTTCGAGACGTCGATGCCCTGGTCGAGGCCCGCGATGAGCAGCGGCTCGTAGGCCATCAGAGCTTCATGATGAACGCCAGCACGTAGTACGGCGGGCGGTTCTCGTGCGCGGTGCCGGAGCCCGCTGCGTCCGTCGTCGTGAGCCCGGTGTACGCCGGATCGGTCGATCCGGCGCCGATCGCGTGAGGCGCGCCAGCGTCTCCCAGCGTCGTGCCGGATCCCCCGAGCTTCGAGGTGAGCGTGTGCGAGTGCTGCACGTCGGTGATCGGATGGGCGTGCGACGCGAGCTCCGCCGTCGTGAGCGCGTGGGCCTTCTCGCCGTAGGTCGTGTTGCCGATCGCGTTGTAGTCCGCGTCGGAGTGCGCCGGTATGGAGCCGCCCGTGCGGCTCTCGTAGCCGACGATGAACCGGCCGCGCAGATCCGGCGTGCCGGCGGTGCCGTCGCACAGCGCCCAGCCCGCGGGGATCGCGCTCGGAGAGCCGGACCACATGATGATGCCGCCGGCAGGGGCTGCGCCGTAGGCCACCCACGCTGCCCCGTCGTAGACGTCGATCTGCATGAGATCGCTGCGGATGAAGATCGAGCCCGCAACCATGCCGGTGAGCGCACTTCGCGCCGCGAGATCGCCGCGCGGGAACTTGTGACGCCGCGGGCCCGGCGTCGCCGAGCCCGGAAAGTCGTGCTCGGCGCCGAGGCCGAGCTCGAGCGCCTCGTTGTTCGCGCGGATCGCGTCGTCGCCGACGCTCGGCGCTAGGCCCCCGGCCGGCTTCGTCTTGTCCCACGTCATCGCGTCAGAACTCCATCCCTGCGGCCGGCATCGCCTCCGCGTTTGCGCCGTACTTGTGCAGCAGCTCGGCCAGCCCCGCCTCGTAGCGCGCGCTCATGCGCGCCTCGATCTCCTCCATGCCGAGCTCGCTCGCGAGCGCAGCGGCCGCTCCGCACACCACGGCGTCTGCCTCCACCTCGTCGGCGACGCCGTCCGCGGTGAGCGCCGCGCGGTACGACAGGCACTGCACGTAGACGCTCATCGCCGAGTCCGGCACCGGGCGCAGCACGAGCCGCCGGCCATCGACGAGCACGCCGTCAGGAGTGCCCTGCGACGCTCCCTGCGCTGCGTACGCGGACCAGAACAGCTCCGGGTCGGAGTACAGGCACAGGCGGCGATCGGCCACGAGGATCGGCTGCTGAATCGCGCGGATCTCGCCGGGGAAGACCGCGTCCATGTCATAGGTGTCCTGCCCGCTCGTCGTGGTGATCGTGCGCAGGCCCCGCACGGCGGCGCCGCCGAGACGGTTCGGGATCGCGTAGCGCCAGATGCGACCCAGCGCGCGATCGAGGTCGGCCTCGGAGAAGTCGCCGTCTCCGAGGCCGACCCGGCTCGCAAGGCTCGTGCGCATCTCCGCGAGGTTCACGCGCGCGGCCTCCCGCTACGGCGTGAAGTCGACTCGGACGATCTCCACCTCGAGCTCGACGGTGGCGCCGGCCAAGATCGACGTGTTGGTCGAGACGAGCTGGATCTGCGTCGGTGCCTGATCGGTCTGGCCCGGGTCGTTCGTGGTCTGGTCCCAGACCGTGCTCGCGGCCGTCTTGAGGTTGATCCCGGTCGCGAGGTCCTTGTTGGTCGGGCCCGACTTCACCACCCGCAGCACGCCGGTGCTCGTCGTTCCCGTCGCGCCAGTGAGCACGCGCACCTTCGCCCTGCTGATGAGGCAGCCCTTCGGCACCTCGAAGAAGACGTCCGCCTGCCCGCCCGTGTCGAGCGTCGCGCGGCGGTACAGCACCACCGGGTCTCGCTGGGCCGTGCGGTCGCCGGGAAGAGCCGTCAGAGTCGCCATGCAGATTCTCCTTCTCGGGGCCCCTTGCGGGGCCCCGTCACGTCCTCGCTAGCCGTGCGTCGCGGCGAGGATGTCGATCGCGATCATGCCGAGGCGCTGGCTGTTGAAGATGCAGGGCTTCACGCCGAAGATCGCGCCCGCACCGATGCCCTTCAGGTTCCCGTAGTCCTGCTGCTCCTCGTACCAGCTCATCATGTTCTCGCGGCCCACCGCCTCCTGCTCGTAGCGCGAGTACGCGTTCGCGAACGCGACCACGCCCGACTGCGCGCCGAGGAACAGGCACCGCGCGTACTGCCATCCGCCCGGCGAGAGGATCGGGATGCGGGTCGAGTCGTAGATCACCGTGTTCGCCCACATGCCGACGGCGCCCGTGAAGAACGGATTGCTCTTCACGTCGCCCATGGAGGCGAACTTCGTGATCTCGATCCACTGGTTGTTGGTCGAGCTCGTGCGCAGGTCGGTGATGCAGTTTGGATGGACGATGAGCGCGAAGAGCTCCGCACCGTCCACGCGCGCCGGACGAATGAGCGGCGAGGCGTTCTTCGCCTTCTCGACGAGCAGCTCGATGTGATCGGTCCGGAAGGCCTGCGTGGACTTGTTCACGTAGTGGGCCGAGTCGCCGGTCACCGAGGCGAGGTTGTTCCCGGCGTGGTTCTGGAAGTCCGACGGCGCGAGGGAGCTGGCCGAGAAGGTGCCAGCGAGCTGGCCGAAGAGCAGCTCGTCGAGCCGGTCGGCCCACCAGTCCGAGAGGTTCTTGCGCGCGTCGACCCGCATGTCGTGCAGCGTTCGCTGCTGGCTCATGCGCCGGAAGGCGTGGCCGTGACGGCGCTGGTCGACCAGGACCGAGTCCTGCCGGTAGACGAGCGCCTCCTCGTTGCCGAGCAGCGGGTTGTCGCCCGCGACGCCGTAGCCGGCCATCTTGACGAGCAGGTCGTACTTGATCGTGTCGCCGGCGCTCTTCTCGAGGTCGGTCAGCATCTGGATGATCGAGTCCTCGCCGCTGCCCATGAACTTCTTGAAGTACGTCTTGTAGATCGACTCGCGCATCAGCAGCTTCGACCAGATCTTCACGGCCTGCGGGCTGTTGACGCCGAACTCCGTGGTCGCCATCGCTGGACCCTTTGCCTCGTGCCGGGCCGCGGCAGCTCCGGCGCCTCACCGGATCTCGCGGGCCGGCATGACACGCGTGCGTGTCGCCGGGTCCGGGGATCGCCCCGGTGCGCTCGCCGCGGGTGCGAGCCGCTACGCCGCAGCCCTCTCGGGCCTCCGGAACCCGCTCCGGGAGAGCGCTCTGGCGGGGCAGAGTCGGTACGCCGCAGCCCCTCGCGGGGCCTCCCGTTTTACGCCCGGGGAGGCGATCTCATCGCCGAG